GGGGCCGACCCATACTGCGGGCCATCCGCCGTGGCCCCTGTGCCAACGCCGAGCACCATGTCGGCGGCGAGTTGCGCCCGGTTCCACGCCCTCGCCGAGATAGCCGACGAAAGCTTCTGCCCTGGCTCAATGCGTCCGTCGTTGCGGGCCATTAGGCAGTTCCAATACCGAGGCCCGAAAAGTTCTTGTCGGGATAGACGCGGTCAACGTAAACGGCTTTCGGTTGCTGGTAGAGCGACGTGCTATCGGAAGCGTTTTCGTAACGCACCCACAAATATTCGTGCCCGTTTTTGGTGATCCCGCTGATCGAGCCGATCGTGATGGCCGGGATCGTTTGGCCGCTGCCGGCATTCGGCGATGCAGCGAACTTGAACGATAGCGACCATGGGCCGTTGCCCTTTTGCTCGTCCCATTCTTGCGATCCGCTGGCACCGAGAAACAGCACTTCGCCAGCCGCGAACGTGCGAAATGCATCATTATTTACCGATCCGGTAAGAGCCGCTACCGATTTGATATAGGTCGACGTGACATACGAACTGGGAACGTCATACGTTTCGGTCCACGTCAACTGCGGAACCACGATGTCGACGCCGTTCACGCCATTGCCGTCGACGCCGATCGCGCCGCTCATGTTGGTCGCCGTGGATGGGAACCGCTTTTCAAAATCAAGCGTCCCACCAGAGCCTGTGGTTTGGGCCTGCGTGATGTGCTGCGTGCCGCCGCTGGTGTCAAACGATCGCGACCGCTTGAGCGGGTCGGCCTGGTTCTCGTCGTCCGCCCCGACCTTTTCGTACTGAATCTCGACGTGCCAAGCGTCATCGCCAAGGTAATCGACGGAGTACGCCTCGGCGCGAAGCTGCACGCTCGTGCCAGGGTACTGCCAGTACATCAACTGGCCGCTAATCTTCTGGTTGCACTCGGCGTGCAGGGCCACGTCATCGTAGAAGCCAAAGACCTTGTAGGACCGCGTCATTGTGGACGTGGCCTTTTTCCCGAGGCGGTAAATCGTCGCGGAGCGGCTGGCGTTGTCTTCGACCCACGTTGCCATTATGCGGCTACCTTGTCTGCGTTATCCGGGTCTGTGTTGCGAGCGATTTGATTCAATGCGTCAAGCTGTTTTTGATCGAGCGACGACCCAAAAGCCATTCCGCCAAGGGCGACGGAGGAGAACGTCCCGGCGACCTCTGCTTTGCTTGGGCCAACGCCAGCGTCAGCTATACCTTCAAACCTTTTCGTGTTTCCTGTGTCTTGCCCAGCGGAAGAACGGTCCTTGTCTACTTCAAGAAGTTGGTCGTCAATCGCAGTGCTCAAGATGTCAAGTGCTTCGGCGGAAGCGCCCGCCGACCGCAAGCGATCAACATCCGCATAAAGCGCACGAATATCGTCGACAGTCTTGGCCTCACCAACTCTTTGCAAAACATCAAACGCTTCTTTGTTGGCTGCCAGTTCGCTTCGTTTTGCGTCCGCTCGACCTTGTGTCTCGTTGGCATTTGCCTGCCGCTCTGCATTACGTCTTTGGTTTGCTGACGCCCTGTTTGTGTAAGCGTTGTCGGCTTCGGCTTCTCGCTGCTTTTTTCGGTCGGCTGATTGTTTGTCGAGTTTGGCATTCTCCTCGTCAGCCTTGGCCGTGCGCCCCTTAATCCCAGGACGCTCAAGTTCTCGCTGGCGCGCACGAGCGTCTGCCTTATTTTGAACTTTTTCGTTTTCCTTTTTTAGGTCGAATCCTTTTCTAAAAAAGGACTGAACGTAGTTCCAACTTTTTTGCACCTCGACCATCAGTGCGTCGAACGCTCCGACGACGCCGTTAATCATGTTGTCGAGGATGCCTTTTATCACGGCGACGCCGGTATTGAATCCTTTTTGCAGGTACGTCCACATCGAGTCGACCGAATTAGCAGCGTTCGTGTAGATGTAGGTGAAAGCGTTTTGGAGATCCGTCACGAACGGATCGACGTAACTCATCACAGCAGCCATGCCGCGCTGGAACGCCGCCTGGAGCCCAAGCCACCCCATTTCGGCAGCCCCCGCCAGATCGCCTGCCGCGAGGGCGTCTTGGATGCCGCCGAACGATGTCATCGCGATGTCTTTGAGGTCCGAGAATACGACCGAGGCATCGTTGTAGACCTGATTGAATGCACCGACGGCTGAGTCTGCGAACGGTTGCACATAGGCAAGCATCCCCGAAAAGGCATCGCTCGCGAGCGTGCCGACATCCTCGAGCGTCAATCCGCTGGCGTAAACGACCGCGATCGCCGCCGCCACCGACCCGAAGATCAGGAGGAGCGGAGCAAAGCTGGCCGAGATCGTCGCCGCAACACCAGAAAACAACGCCGGCAGACCGCCGACGAACGTCATAAAGGAACGCGCCATGCCGGGCACGTCGTTCATCGCCTTCACGATCGCGACGCCAAACTTGATTGACGCATCGGCACCTTTGTAAAGCCCGACGGCGAGCCGGCCACCAACGACCGCCGCAAGGCTCCCGGTGGAAACTGTCGCTGTCGCCGCTGCCGTGGCGACGAGGCCCAGCGATGTCGTCACAATGCGGACGGGGATCGCCAGAACGGAGAAGACAGCCTTCAGCCCGTTGACGCCTTTGGTAAGTCCATAGGTGACGTTTCCAAATGCGGTGAGGGCCGACCCAGCCAGGAACATCCCGGCGGCAACCTTCAAGGCAATCTGGACGAGCTCGGCATTCTGCTTCAGGAACTTGGCGAACGACCCGACATTGAGGGCGATCGTTTGGGCGATGTCGGTAAGCGTCGGAGCCAGGGCCGCGCCGATCGCATTGCTGACGGCACTGACGGCGGCATGGAGCGTTTTGAGGGCCGAGCCGAAAGCGTTGGCTGCCTTCGCGTCTTCGGCGCTCATCACCACGCCCAAGCGTTCCGCTTCTCGGGACATCTCTTGTATGGACGCCGTCCCTTCGGCGATCATCGGCAACAGGGCAAGGCCGTTCTTGCCAAACAGACGCATCGCCAAGGCAGCCCGAACCGCCGGATCGGGGATCGCGTTGAGGGCCGCCACGACCGCCATAAAACGCTCTTCGGGCGTCATGCGGCCCAACTTGTCGGAGGTAAGGCCGAGGCGGGCAAACGCCGCGTTCGCCTCCTTGGAGCCCGTAGCCGCCTCGTCGAACGAGCGGTTCAGGTTGACCATGCCCTTGGCGACATCCTCAAGGGTCGCGCCGCTGTGCTCGGCCACATATCCCAAGCGGGACAGCGTCTCAACAGACGCCCCCGTTCGCTTGCTCATATCGAGCAATTCAGAGCCGGCCGTCGAAAACGCCTTGGTGGCAGCGACCATGCCAGCCACAGCCCCGCCACCCATCAACGCCAGTTTCGTGCCAGCGCTTGCAAGCTCTTTCCCGAGGTCGCCGATAGCGTTCTTGACGCTGCCGAGAGCGCGGAAAAACGCCTTCGGATCAGCACCGATCTCGACATATGCCGAACCTGCACGAACGCCCGACGCACTCATTTGTATTCACCTTGTCAGACGTACTTCTTCCAGTCAGGTCCGAATAAGCGTTGCAGATCCTCTGGCGTGGCTTGGCGGGCTTTGGGCTTGGGCCGTTTCGCAAACGGATGAAACTTGTAGATGTCCGGCTTCGGGCTGTGCTTGTCTCTGTTAATCGCGGCTTGTTGGCACAAGATGTTTGCCGTGTGCCACCAGTCATTCTCTAGGCGGCCGTCTCGAGCGGCTGCGAGTTGTCGGTATGTCCACTCTCCTGGGTAGACGCCGATGATTCCTGCGGCTTCCCAGATGGCGTCCCAGACAGAGCGTTTACGTCCATCGTCTGCATCTTCTCCATCGCCCCCGCGAGAACCCGAGCCGTCATCTCGTCGAACTTGGCGGCCATTCCTGCCACCATCTTGCGGAGGCTGACTGGGAAAAAATCGACGATCTCCGATTCCAGCGCCCTGGCCGCAGCATCCAGCGAGTCGCCCCGCAGGCCGTCGAGGAACTGTTCCTTCGTCAGCCCCTTCTCTTCAATCTGGGCGACGAGGATCGCATGTAGCACTTCGCCCAGTTTGGCGAACTGCGATCGGATCACGGCAAGCGTCTGGTGAATCGTGCCGATGTCGATCAGATCGAACGGCACGATCCGGCGGGTTTTCTTGGTCGTCCCGTCGGCTTGCTGCTCTTCCTCCTCGACCTCGATGGAAACGAGATCCTTCACCCGAAGCGCCGACGCCACCGTCAACGCCAGCCGCCACGGCCTGCCTTCATCGTCTTTGAATTCGCGCATCACTTGAGCCCCTGTTTGGTCATCTTGGCCTCAATCGTGAACGTAGCGACCCCGTCAACCGAAAAGGTTTCGGAGATGCCCGTCACAATGGCCGGAAACGACCAGCCGCCCGTGCCGCCCGACACGGTGATGGACGTGCCGGCCTGCAAGGCGGTGAACATTCCCGACGTATCGGCACCGTCATTGAGCTCGACGGAAACGCTCGCGTCATATCCGGTCGAATAGACCGAATTGAACCGCGAACCGAATTCCTCGATGTCGATCGTGCGGGCCGTCTCGCTGATCGTGACGTTCCTCGCGCTGGCGACGTTGCCGCCGACCGAGATCGAGCAGTTCCGTCCCAGCGTGATCGCCACGGGTCAGGTTCCGCCCTTGGCTGTGATCGTGAAGGTGACAGCCCCGTCGACACTGATGTTCTCGGTGACGCTCATCACGGTCGCACTTGAACCATCGCCGGCAGCGGCCAGGGCCGTCATCGCGGACGAAGGGTCATGGCATTCGATTTCCCACGTCGTCATGGCAAAGCCCGGCTTGAAAACCTTATATCCTGCGGACGTGTTGCTGCGGTTGGAAACGTCGATCGTTTCCTTCTCAACCGTCTTCGTGACGTTGATGATGTTGCCGCCAAACGGCGCGGAAAGGCTTCCGTTGCGGCCCAGTGTGATTGCCATGCGCTATGCTCCTTTGACTCAGGACGAGGTGGTGCGAGACGCCGAGACGGTGTAAGTAACGATGCCGTCGATCGGCTCGGCTTGTGCAATTGAGGTGACGATGTACGAAGCATCACCAGTGTGCGTACCGGCAATCGTGATCGTGTCGCCAGAAGCACACCCCGGCGCATCGACGCATTCAACGTCGATCTTTTGTTCAATCAGGCCTTTTGAGAACGAACGGGCGGACGCTCCGAGAACGGTCGTGTCGATTTCCGTGGCCGAGCTACTGACGGTCACGCTGCGAGCGTGAGAGACGCCCGTTACGGTCACGTCCTTGCCGAGAGTGATGGTGTACGAAGTGGGCATCTCTGCCTCCTGGGGTGCGGTGTCGCCGCGATGGCGATACGCTCAACCTAGGAATGGCAGGGCAGCGTCCGTAGGGGGTCTACGGCCCTGCAACCTTGTTCCGCCACCGCTCTGGAATCTTGGGCATGGCCCGCTTGAGACCGATGTCCATGAACTTCCTCGGGCGAAGTTGCTTCGTGAACGAGTAGATGCCCGCCTCTGGAACGCCGCCGGCAGCTTTGGGCGGCGAATTGCTTAACGTCCCGTAGATCGTTCGCGAGTAGCGAGCCTTTCCCTTCCTCGGCGTCGGGCTGAAGTAGAGCGTCGTGGAGCCGCCGAACTCTTGCAGCTTGTTGACCTTCGGGATCTTGACCGGCCCGACGACAACGCTCTTGGAGCCGAAATCGTAGTCGTACTGGATGTCGTCGCGCAGGAAACCGCCAGGATGCTTTGGGGTTTTCCAACTGGTGACGATGTCATCCTTGGGGATGCGGTAGACGTTGGCGACAAGACGGAACCCTTTGCTTGAGCCGACAGCCCACTTCTCAGGCTTGCCTCTTGGCGAGCGGCTGCTCATCGCCTTGCGGGTCGCCTTGCGGACCTCGGCCCCGGCGAACTTGAGCTCACGGGCGTTGACCTCGCCGATCTTGCGGATCAACTTCGCCCCATCCCATTTGAATTTTGTGCCGACGCGAATCCCGAGCCCCGGCATGAAGCTGGGGTCGATGACCACGTTCCCGACCATTTCCGCAACTGCGGGCATGGGCTAGTCGTCCGTCTGGAGGTCTCGATAGGTCGCCGTGATGACCGCCCGCCAGACGTTCCGGTCGTTCAGGGCGTCGTCGGGATTCACGTCGATTGTGACGGTCTGAGGGCTGGTCGAAACGCCAGCCAGCGAAGCCGACCGGATGAACGTCAGCATCTCGTCGGCGAGGTCATACATGCCGTCAATATCGGAGTCGGTCGAGACGTGCCGGCCGACGAAGATGTTCACGGCATGGTCTGACTGCCAGTTGACGCGGCCGATGCGGGACACTTCGGAACCGCCCGGCACGACGTAGACGACAGGGTTCTGCATCTGCTCGGGGTCCACTTGGACCCAGTTCTTCCGCTCGATCGTGATCGGCGAAATTGACCACGTCTCGGTCGCGAGGCTGGCCGCCAGGGCGTCGGATATTTCTCGGAGTTTGCTCGCCATTGGCCTGCTCGGGAACCGTTGGTGGATTCCCTAGCAGGATGGCACGGCGGGCAGGCGCGAGTGAGGGGGTGCGTCCGTCTCTCGCCGCAAGAGCGACATTCGCCGCGTGTTATCACGACTCTTGTCCGGATAACTCCCGTCTTGCTCGCTGGTCCCCGACGAAAACGCAACGCAGCGGAGTTATCACGACGAGCGGCGCGGTTA